ACCAGTAATATCGGGGGTTTAGAACGTGTCTTCTTCCCTGGGTATCCGGTTCCACCCGATTACGTCATTATGCCACATTCCACGGGACTGGATATTGACAAACTTGTATTTCCGGCCTGTCCAGGTCAGAACCCTTTCATACCGGGCGATGTAGAGACCACCAGACTCACAGTAGGCAACCACAACCGAGCCAGCACGGGGCAACTCTTCCTCAACCTTTCTCATTTTTGACCTCTTTTGTCAATAATATCGGGGTCTTGGGAACCCCGGAAACATTGGGATGCAAGACCCCCAATAACAAATGCTTTCCAGTACCCCGACCTTCCCTACCTCCCCCGCCAGTATCGTCTAATGGCGGGGTGGCCAGGGGGTTCTATGGGGATATTGACCGGTCGGTTAGTTCTATGCCCTGGACATAACAGCCAGTGACCGGTCGGTGAACTTGTATCTCTTACCATCCGAAACTTTGATGGCCAAGACGTTGTACTTCCGTCCCTTTATAATCCACTCAACAGGCACCCACTTCTCACCATAGGCATCAACAATCGCGGTGCCACGGGGTGGGAGGTTACAGGCGTTCCGCATCCGGTCATACTGGGCCTCGGCAGGGGTCAACACACCTGCATCTCTCTTGGCATACTGGGTTTCCAGGGTGGCTACGAAGTCCTTGATTTTATCAGAGATCTCTTTAGCTACTGAGCGGTCAATCTTCATGGGACTCTCCTGGTAATAAGGTCAGTTTTTTCAGTTCTTTGTGAAATTTGTCAATGAGACCAAGGACTTTGTAGAACTTTTCAGGTTCTTTCTGTGCATCAATGGTCAAGAGAACCTGTCCGTACTCCCATATCTCCTTGGAGTTCTGTACTATTTTTCCCAGGTCTTTCAGATCCAGGGCTCTGAGGTCTTCGATATTCATGGGGTTCTCCGGGTTGTTGGTCTGTCTCAATCGTATGGGTGTATTATACCAAATCCGGAGGGAATGTCAATGGGAAAGTTTGTGAATAAAACCGGGGGTATTGGGAGACGCTGCTGGTGGTTTCGACCCTACCAACATCCCAATACCCCCTTAAGGGTGGTGCCGGTTACTTTTTGCCGATTTTCATTGCGGCTTCGGCTCTTTGTTTTTTGTAAATGGCGGTAAGGTTCTCTCTAGCCCAATCATTCTTGATGGTTGCGGTCTGTTTGAGAGATTCATCAATTCTTTTTATTTCTCGTTTTATTGAAGCCATGATAACCTCCGTTGATTGGGTTGTTGTTCAGTATCCATACATTATACCAAATCTGGCCGAGAAGTCAAGAGTTATTTTTACCAATCAAATCGGGGACTTACAAAGGCTCTGGAACCCCCTGTAATAGGGGTCTGGACAGTCTCTTATAACAAATGCTTTCTAGCCACCCGTACCAACACAAGGGGAACCAGAAATCTCGTTATAGAGGGTCATCCAGGCCCTCGGAACAGGGGGCTCCAGGTTGACTATGACCAGACAATATTGCTGGGGCACATGCAGTCATATTCATTGAGGTCTACACCGCATCCCGGACAATAGGAATCGGTTTCATATCCGTTGCACCATTCCCTTTGGTCGGCATCCCGGTGGTTCATGCAGTGACCCTTGTCATCACAGAACTCCGGGCTGAACTCGGTAAGGGTACAGATACACTCAACTTTCTCATTTCCATATCGCATCTTGGCGTTCAAGCATCCCATATCATTATCCTTATTCGTTGGTGGTTTCACTAGACTATTTCAGGTATGCGGACCGAGTTCACCCATGGAGCCGAGACCGTTGTTCTCGTCAAAGATATTTCCCCTGGCATGTTTGGCCGGGGCCTTCCAGGATGCGGGTTTCAGGACATCCCCGTTAGTCATATCGACAAAGGCGTGAACCGAGTTGCCACGGAAAATCCTGATATACCGGCGGCCGGCCTTGGTAGAGAAAGCCTCAATCTGATTGGGGAAGTTTTTTACCATATAATCTGTATAGATACGGACAACACCGACCATGAAGTTGATAAACTTGGGTGAGTTGATATCAAACATATTTGCCATGACAGCCTCCGTTGATTGGGTTATTGTTCAGTATCCATACATTATACCAGATTTCCGGGACATGTCAATGGTTATTTTCGTCAATGAAACCGGGGAGTTCTGTAAGTCCCTGAAATCACAGGGGATATATAATGCCCCACATCAAAATAAAATACAATAAAAGTGAAATAAAAATATAAATACATATAAGAGGTGAGAATATGACAACATTTATCCAAAACAAATACACGAAATACTACTATGGTATCATTGAGAATGCGAGAAGTAGGGAGAATACCTTATACACCGAAAAACACCATATTATACCCAAATCTTTGGGTGGTGACAATAATATCAATAATATTGTGAAGTTATCGGCCAGAGAACATTTTATCTGTCATAGACTGCTTTGTAAAATGACCACCGATACAGAGAAGGCAAAAATGTCATATGCAGCGTGGCAACAGGGTCGTTCATTGCATCTGAAGGGTATGAAGATATCTAGCCGACTATATGAACAACTAAAAATAAATCTCTCAAAGTCAATGACTGGACGAAAGAGAGACCAGTTTAGTGCCGAGTGGCGAGAGAACATCAGTAAAGGTCATATGGGGGATAAGAACAGTATGTATGGCAAACCCCGTAGTGCCGAGACAAAACAAAAAATGTCAGAGAACAGAAAGGGCAAGTGTGGGTAAAGCGTCTAGTGAGAGACATAAGGGCATTCCAAAGAAGAAATATGAATGCCCTTATTGCAAGGGGATGTTTGCACCCAACATGTGGTATAGGTTTCATGATGTCAAGTGTAAAATGTATCAGGCCAACAATCTATAGGGTTTATCCCATTTGCCAATGTCAATGGAAATGTAGTGACCAACGGAGAAATAATCTGTCATAACATCACTATCATCAAAGTTGTCGGTATTCAGGATGTCCTTGATTTTGGTAAGGATTTCAAGGGCTTGGCCAGAGAACCATTTGCCAATAGAATAAACATTGGCCTGCAGGTGGGTAACCGGCACAACAGAGATATTGTCAAGGGTATAACCAAGTTTCTTACCATTCTCCAGGTAGTTACCGATGAAGTCAATGGAACCCTCGGAGATGGTGAGAACCAGGGTAGAGGAGTTACGAACGGCCACAGAATACTTGAAACCACGTTCCTTGGCGGTTCCGGGGAATGCAGCCTTGAGAAGTCCAACCACCTTAGCTTTTTGTTCCTTTGATACATATGCCATCTCACACCTCCTGGGTTGTTGTTGATTATGTGAGTATTATACCAGATTTCAGGGAGAAGTCAAGAGAAAAGATTGTGAATGGAACCAAGGGGTTATATAGTGTTAAATATAACCCCCTTGGTTATTTGAGAATGTTTGGGATAATTTCCTGATTCATCCAGTGCTTATCGGTTTGAACATGATTGGATCTCACATACTTGGCAAATTCACTACCAAAATTGTGAAACTCAACTTCGTCATACACCCGAACCACATACCCCTCGGTATCACCAGTATTCAACTCTTTTGCCAGATTCATCAAGATGGTTTCATCAAAAATACCATCATAGAGGACTTTGACCGGTGTAATGTTCAACAATCCGAACCAAACCAGGGTATCACCCCAGTTCATACAAACATTGTTATAACGCCACATAGAGAACCCCAAGAAGAACGATTTGAGATTCGTGTAGTGTATAGAGTGTTTGGCATAAAGGTTCTCACCACACACTCTCCACAATGATTTTACCATACTTCGACTTTCATGGCGTCCAGAGTCAATACTTCTGGCGTAGCATCTGTCAGTGGCCATCGTGGTGTTCTCGCCATCCATTTTCTCGGTTACAATCACTCTCCGACCCCTAAAAGCGTCCAAAGACTTGATCATCTTGTCATCGCTCGTCATCCCCTCCGACCAAGGAAGGTGACAAGTTCTTGGATATTTTATAGCTTCCATGATACCACCTCCAATGGTTGAGATTAAAGTTGTTGTTCAGTATCCATACATTATACCAGATTTCAGGGAGAAGTCAAGGTTTATTTTAATCTTCTTCTCCAATACTATATCCTTTCTCCACAAGGATTTTATTGACTTCTTCATCACCACCAAGATGTTCCCAGCACGGTTTGCAAACCCCATTGTGCCAGAAGCAACGGTCACAGGTTTCTTCACCACATATTGGGCATTTCCAGGGCTCTATATTATCAATCTGTTCACAAGTATCACATTTCCAACATCTTCCCATATATGTTGACATATTTACCTCAACGGTTGAGAACATCTATCAGATTAGAGAACTTCCGGGCAATCTCCACAAGATCCCCTGATGCCCTATTCCCATCATCAGCCTGATCTGCAAAGTCTCTCATAACGGAGAGATACTTGAAATATCTTATCCCCCCATCAGAACCACCAAAACAGTCAAGAATATTTTGGTTTGCCTTATCAAACACTTCTTTATGCGTTTCCATACTATTTCTCGGTTTTTATACAGTATTTCCCGGCGGTTCTGAACCCCAGTGGGCATTCACCCTTTTTCTCGACGATATACTTGGCATACTTCCCAGGAATGCAGTATTTCCCAGATGTTGACCACCCCGGAGGACAATCACCAATCTTTTCAATGGTTTCAGAGGCCTTGGCAAACTCGGCCAAAAAGAAGCCCAAGGCAAAAGACAATATGAGAATTATCCAATCTGTACTACTTAATTTGATCATGCATCCACCTCATACCCCAACTGGGCCAACATTTTGAGGGTTTTCAGAGTGTCCGTGGGGTCGATGTAAATTTCAACCTTTGGGTCGTCTGGTTCCACGATAACATTGAAGATCCGTGGGTAACAGGTCTTCCACTTATTGATGATTTTATCGAACAGTGCCAACAGATTTTCTTTATCCTTCGCATCTTTGGTGTTGATTACTAAAGTCATTCGGATCTCCTTGGTTTACTCTTTCTCGTTGTCGAGTTTGATAAAATCCTGAATAGTGATAAATATCGGGCCTTTGGAAGAACGCATTCCAGGGACTTCAGCAATACCGTTCCTAAAGGTATATACTTCCCCGGATTTACACTTCTTTTTACCTGAAAACATTTTAATTTTCATGATTATGATAATAAAGTAGAAGTTTTATCTCCATCTTGGCCTGTATGAGGTACCAATCACCGACCCTACCTTGCCATATACGTTTTCGTAACCTCTTTGATTTTCTATATACATTATTATGCCACACTTGTCCCCCTGGTTCCCCCTGGTATCGGTTGATTTTCTATATATTACCCGAACCAGGGGGCTTTGTCAAGAGGATTTATTCCTTTAAAAATGATATAATTGACTCAAACTCATCAATGGTATAATCACCCTTTAGTCTATTGGCTCTCACAGACATAACCACAACATTTCCTTTTATATATCCTTTACTATTATCAATTCGGTCAAGTGATGGAGCCATGTCAGTATGCCTGATATATGGTTTTTTTAGAACAGGACACTCATTTTGTATTATTATATCATTTATATCTATATCAAACACCATTCCCTTTTTTATCGCCCTGACTTTAGCGTTGTGTAGTAACCTTGACTCTATAGAGGTTTTGTGGTAGTTTTCTTTTGTTGTTGGGATGCGACACTTTTTACATTTAGTACCATACCCCATATACCCAATACTATGTTTGTGAAAATCTGAAAATGGTAATATATCACCACATACCATACACTCTCTATGCCCTTCTGGCCACTCAGCCGTTCTTCCCATCCTATAAGCCGGTTCTTTTGACATAATATAACCTCCATGTGTTATAATTGTATTTATAACTTAACATAAAGGTTATACTATGCGAACTCCTTTTATTAGGTGAGTTCACAAGCCCCTCCACCGCAGCTAACTTCTTGGCTCCCGGTGGTGTTGTCCACAACCTCGTAACTTGACAGTTGTGACCAATCTATTGAGGTGGGGAAGGTTGCCACCCCGGCATTGTACTGGGCCTCGGTGATGCTCTCCAGAGGTGGGTTATCATAGACATTATCATCCTTCGGAAAGAACGACAGGCCACCAACACTCTTCCAGTTCTTCCATACCCAGTCAGCGACGGCAAGGAACTCGTCATCACTGTAATAGATACTTTGGGAGGGGTTACCATCAGCCCAATGGTCTGCATACTTCTTCCACAAGTCAAGTTGCTTGATTGCCCCGATATCACTCTGTAACACGGAATGCTCAGGTGACTTGAGATAGAAGGTGAAGATATACTTTGTACCATCTTTGATATGTGGGATACCAGCATCAATCATTACTTGGGTTAGAGGGTCTTTCTCGTCCTGTCTTACCCTACGGATGTAAAATCTTGAGTATCTTGGATGAATACCACTACTGGTGCCTGTCAACAAAGAAACGGTCCCTGAAGGCTTGACAACCGTTACATGACCAGTGGCAGCAATACCCAGTTTCTCGGCCCATATCTTATTGGTATCACGACACAGTTGTCGCAGGTGGGCCAATACTTTCTCCAGGGTGTTGAGTTCTGGATTTCCCGACCACTCGGAACAATCGGCAATTTGATCCGAAAGCACCGGATGATCCATAATACCAGTGATGGAGACACCTAACAATCTCTCTTCCTCCATATTTCTCTGCCAAATCTTACGAAGGAACCTTATATTTGTCAGGGTGGCCTGTAGTGTCCCAAGAATGGTGGCTTTCACGGCCTTCTCCTCAAGATCCTTCAGGGTGTCACCTGGACGAGCAATAATCTCTGATAGATTACACGCTTGACCACTGTCACGCAGGGCTACTTCACCACACGGGTTAGGTATCAAATCACCCTCAAACTCCGGTCTTCCGTTGGCAATATATTTCTTCTTTATACCAACCTTGTTCCAGATACCACGTTCTCCGGACTTTGAGTGATACAAACTCTGCCATTCATTGAGAAATGCCGCCATATCCGGTTTCTCGGTATATGCGACACTATTGTTTGATAGGGCCAAATCTGGCTCAACCAACCACCATTGCCCTGTCTTGCAACGTCGCATACGGTCATCCGTAAGATTTGATAATGAAATCAAAGCACTACGGCGCACCGAACCGACGATTACAGTGTTTGCAATGTGACAAAGGATGGTATGGCACTCAATAGAGTTGAGTTTACGACCTTTCGCCGCAGTAATAACCCTGACAACCTGGCGAAATAGTTTCTCCAAGGGTTCCGGTCCCGACGCCCTACCACCAAAGGTTTTCAGTCGTGATCCGGCAGGCCTGACCTTACTGGTGTCCCACTTCGGAATGGTACCATTATACAACATGGTAATCAGTTCCTTGAGTGCAGTTGCCCACCCAATCTTTGAGTCCCTGACAACCAACACGGTGTCTGTGGGGTATATCTCCTCGGCAACCTCTGGTAGTTGGTTCACATACTGACGCTCAACACTGAACCCAAAACCACACCCATTCATCAAGATATAGAACGCCTCAGAGAACACAGCGGTGTTATTGACGGCAATGGCGGTGCAGTTGTATCCGGCAATCTCATCTCTCTGGAGTGCTTTACCAGCAGTCATGAGTGCCCGCATTGAGGGCATTGATGCCATCTCAAATATACCCTGTCTCAAAGTGGGTAAGTATTTGTATATCTCCTGTAACTTGTCTGGATTGTCCAAAAACACCGGAAGAGTGGGCAACTTTGTTTCCCAAAACCCTATATACCTGTCAACGGTCTCATCCCAGGTTTCTCGTCTACCTAAAGACTCCCTCCATCTACTATATTTTGAAATATGTATATATTCGGACATAAACCTGTCCATTCTATCTGCTTGTGTCATTTACCTCTCCAAATAAAAATGGGAGCACCGCATAACAGTGCCCCCATAACAAAACTACCGACTATTTCCCTGAACTACCAAAACCATTCTCACCACGCTCTGTATCGGTGAGTTTCTCTACTTCTACAAACTTGTATGGCATTCTCGGTGCCACAACAAACTGGGCAATCTTGTCCCCTTTATGGATGACATAAGGGGTGATACCAGTTTTCAGCATAAGAACATTACATGGCCCACGATAACCAGTATCAATGGTTCCGGGGGAGTTTGCTACCATAATACCCTGTTTGAGAGCCAATCCACTTCTCGGTCTCACCTGTATCTCGGTATTTGGTGGTAACTCAACAGATAACCCAGTTTCTACCATCTCCACGAAGTTAGGGTATAATATAGTGTCTTTAATTGCACACACATCATACCCGACATCCCCATCTTTTGCTTTTGTGGGGACAACGGCGTCGGGGTCTAACTTAATAAACTTTACATTTGGTAGGGTAAAGTATGCGGGGGATGAAAATGCTACACCACAACCAGCACAGGCATCAAAGTCATACGCACGAACATACTCATCACAACCACATAAACGACACACAAATTCATTCATTTCTACTCCCTATCTTTGATTACTTTTGCTCTGCTTGACTTCGAGTTGAAACTCTCAATAACTGCTCTGTCACCAAGATGCCATTTTGCTTTGGCCTCTTTGGCTTCTCTCAGGGTACTGAAAATCTCAGGTAATGCCGACCACTTGTCGTATGATACAACTTTGTAACCTTTCATACTTGACACCTATTTGTTGAGATTGATTTATTACCACTATACCATATATAGTGGTGTTTGTAGGATGATATACACCATCTTGGATATTTAGAACGAAAGTCTGGAATCTATTTCCAAAAATCTAATATTATATTCACTATCGATTTTATTAGTATATCCGGATTTTCTGGCATCGGCCCATAAGAGAAGATCTTCCAGTGTATAAAACACCGGAATATAATTTTTTTCTGCACAGAATATTTCTCTGTCCGCACCAGGAGATGTCCCTGAAAGCCTGAGTAGGGCATCGCAGGACTTTACCCACTCGAAATCCCACTCCATCCATTCTTCGTAAGGCCTGGGACGATTCATATGTAAGAAATGGGACATAAGAGGGGCAAACGGAATGAAACCACAATCCATAAGAAGATGGGCACAATCCATTTGTTTCTTGACATTACTACCGGCATCACCAATAGTATATGGGGATGCTATATACACTTTAAATTTACTCATATATCTCCTAATACAACTGCATCAGTTTGTTTTCAAGTTGAGTGAAGGATTCTATCATATCCGGCCAGTTATTTTTCTTGATAAACTGCCATATCATCTCTGGATGTGGGTATTGATAGTTGTTATAAGTGTCCATAATGGACTTTTTTACATCTTCTGGAGTTCGGGATAGATCAATCAACTCAAGGTTTCTCTTGAAGTTTTCCTCAAGCCCCTTGTCTTTGATATACTGTTTCCACCCATACTCCACGGCCTTTTCGAAGGCTTTATCACCAAATCCAGGCTTACGTTTATCTGCGGGCCAATCGTTAGGTGTGATGATGTTGAAAATGGAATCTTTTGCCTGACCAATAAAGCATTGCTCTACAAGAAAGAATTTTGGGTCTGGATGCTCTGTATGCTCCTGTTTCATTGGATTGAAGACTTTTACTTTATCACTGCAAAGTTGCAGAAAGTCTTTGTCGTTACTGACGATCTCGGTGAAGTCCGAGGTGTTCAATGCTATGGTGCCTATGATGTCATCACCTTCCGCACGGGGGATGGCAATAACTTTGAATGGTAGGTGGATTTTTATCTCCTCCATAAGCTCGTTATATTTCTCAAAAAACAAGTCCCACGGGAAACCATCATCCACTTTTTTCTTTTTACGGTCCTCTTTGTATCGGGGCCATACATCATACCGCCAAGAATGCTTATCATCCACGGCGAGAACAACAGTATCCACCCCTTTTACTTTATATAAACTGGAGTATATGGCATTGAATACCACCAACTTCCAATAGGCCCAATCTATATTAGTAACTTCCTTCGTTTTCTTATCTACTGTCTTTACATCACCGATATTCACACATCTGATTACCAGATTGTTCATATCGAATAGGATTTTTCCCATTATAACCTCACATTACATTTTATCTAGCCCTCTGGAAGCACTTTTGGTTCCAGGAACAACTAATCATTTATATACAATATACCACTCTAACCCAGTGCTGTCAAACGCTTTAGAGCTATTTGATTTTTCTTGTGTAGGTTTGTCCGTCTTTGGTAGTTCTGACGAAAAATGGTATTTTATACTTTGTGCTCTTCATATACTCTGCGGCCGGTGTCCCGGACTTGAAACGTGTTCTTTTTCTGTTGTCTGTCATGTTACCAAAGAAATCAGCTTCTTCCACATCAAATACCGGAAACTCGGTGGCACCATGCTTCACGACACTTTGGGCAAAAACACCCTCAACATCAGTAGGAACCCCACGTTCGTCTTGTTTTACTTCATCCGGTTGGTTGACCGGTGGCCCATTTCCATCACCTGTAAATACACCCATTATAGTTTCTCCAATACTTTGTCTATTATCTTATCCACAGTTTCTTCATTCAACGGCATACCATTATTCCGCCTCATCTTATGCGACTTGATAACTTTTAGTGTTTGTTTAACAATATTTTTTATTGTCGTCTTTTCATCATCTGGTATCTTTTCATCCGGTGCTCCTGATATAACAATGGTATTTTGTTTATCTTTACCGGTAAAAGAACCCCGTATCATCTTATACTTACCTCTTGTGATAGAGGATGTATCGATATAATAACTCAGTAGTGGTGATTTTAGACCACCATTCTTCATTTTGTCTGTTATATAGTCAAACTCCACATTATTTGGCAATATTTCCCCTGGCTGCATGATATTATCCAAAAGAAATGCCACAACCAAATCGGCAAACTCATCAGGGCTTACTCTTATTCCGGCCATTCATCACCTATATTACATCCACAGACCTTACATTGGTCACTTAAAAGGAAACTGCTATATTGTATGCCCACCATATCACAATAAGAACAATATGGTTCCTGTGTTCTCACATCCATATACTTCCAGTAAGGGCATAGATTTATTTTGATACTGGGGAGTTTGGTAGAACCCTCGTGCCATAATATTCTATCAATAGTATAACAATAGTCACCTATTGGGATAACGGTCTCGTCTAACATAGTAGTTGCTCCACTATTTGAGGGGTTATATTATCAAAAAAATCAGTTATTCCAAACATATACAGGTCTGGAAGGTCACCATTTGTATAACCTAAATGGACAAATCTACACTCTACCAAAAATTGTCCAAACATTTTATATAACGGGGGTGCCATACCAACATATATGGGTTTTATCCCTTTCTTCCTGTATATCAGCATCGGGTGCTTATCAACCTTCACTGCATCCCCGACACACTGCTCCCAAAACTCCCGTAACCCATCAGATTTGTTATACTTTAGGTGATAGTCTATAGATGTCTTAGGATACCCATTTTTGAGTTCCAGGGATATATTTTTGGTAAGAAAATCTCCCTCTGGTCTAATAGCCCTGATATCCCCGGACATATTGAGATCGTCATTACGGGTCAACATTGCCCCGCTGGCTGGTTGCCTCCAGAAGTATGGGTGTTTTGGGTCACCACCACACCAAGAGGTCAAAAATTTACATATTTCACGTTCAAACTCCCCACCTTTTGAAGCATTTGCCATTACATATTCCTATTGTTTTCTTTCATCAGCACCGCCGGCACCCATTGCTCTACCGGTCGCGATGCCAAACATACCGGTTATTATATTCATGATAATATTTGTTGGGTCAGGAATAAAGAACATAGCACACAAAGCTATTACCACTGCCCCAATAATCACAAGGTCTTTATCGTTTATAAACCTATAAGCCGGTTTACTTTTTACACTAGATACAAAATCGGATACCGATTTGATATCCTCAAGAGCTTTTTTTAATATCTCATCATTATCAATGATTTTTATTTCCTCTTCTGCCATTATACTACTCTCTATCGCAAATAGTAACCACTTTTATTTCTCCACACTTGCAAGTTACCCGAACGACACACAAATTGTTTTCTGGAACACTATCATATGAAAATCTATCAACCATACCCAAATAGGCAAACTTGCATGATAGATTATGCTCCTCTATCCATTTATACATGTCATCAATACCACCACCATCAGGGATATAAAAATCAGTCATACTCCCTCCTTTTATTGAGAGATACCATGGTAATGTGTATAAAACTCCTTGGAGGCCGTACACATACAGGTAACCTTTATTATTTGGTTGACGTTATCGATGTTGGTTATTTCAGCGATGGAGAATAACTCATCGGTTCCACGACCAAATCTACAAACTTTTTTGTGTTGATCCATCCAGTTCTGGATTGCCCTTTCTTCTTGATAGTCCATACCTAACTCTTCACATTCTGCTTCTTGGCTATGTCAGCAGTTGCCTGGTCATGTGGTTTATTTCTCCAATATGTGGACCCCGTACCGGTGTCCTTCACATTAGCTCAGAGACCTTTAGCCCTTCCGTCATCCATATGCTTAGACATATGGGAGTAACAGGCATCAAAGAACCCTTTATCCCCAGGACTCTTACCTATGGTTGCGGAAAGCTTCTCGATAGACTTTTGATTCCATCCATCGGGCATCCCTTTCTCAATCAGGTACTTCTTTACTAGATCATTCATATATTACCCTCCTATATAAACATACTTATCACACAAACAACAAAACCCCCACACCATTTATAGTGTAGGGGTTTTATTTTTGGAAGACCATGGAGGAGTTGAACCTCTTGCCGTCCGCCTAGCTCTAAGGAGAAGTTTAGAAGACTTCTGCCAGGGTCATGATCCATTTATCTCGGATTGCAGACAATTTGATAAATACCGCATTGTATTAAAAATCAAGTCCTGCTCGTTTCTTCTGTAATTAATTCTTAGTTCATAGTATGTGCATTTTTTATTAGGCCAGTGACCATAGTCGAATAGCAGTTTTAAATTTTTTACAATAGTGTATAATATATATGTCTTTTCTAAACTGTTCCATAAAGCTAATGTAAGTCTATCTAAATCTTCTTTGGTATCATTAACAAATAGTATATAAAAACAAGCATCGTTAATATCTATTAAATGTCCCTCACATGAGGAGAATGTTTTTATTCCAGGAAATAAGTTAATAGCATCACATAATGGTGCTACATTTGGGTCAACCATTCTGGAGTCACTATTCTCACCCCCACACTGACTATTTTTTCTACCACTAATAAGAGGCAAATGACTACTAATCAGTTTAAGATCAATATCTGTGATATCACCTTTTACATATGTATGGTCAAATTCATTTAAAAATAACTCTATAAATTCTTCTAGGCTTTTGCCGGATAGGCTAGCATAACAAGTAATGATAATAAAATTAGCATATCTGTTTGCTCTAGTTACGGTGGATAATTTATCCAATTCATTTCTATTATGTAGTAACCTATTAATTATTTTATTTAAAATTTCTAAGTCAATTTGTTGAGTTATTTCTTTAACTATTAGTGTATTAGGTGCATATCTGTGTAGTATCATTTATATATCACATTTTGAGTTGGCTAGGGGAGGAGGAATCGGACCTCCATAAAATGATTCAAAGTCACTTGCCTTACCATTAGGCTATCCCCCAATATTTCTTATATAATACCCCAATCTGGATGTTTGATGATGTCATTGGGGTCATCATCAGTATCCACAGGCATCCCAGGGTACTTGTCTTTTTCTAATTCTTCATCGTCCCAATACTCGGACATATCGATGATGTCATTAATATCTTTATAACCACGGCGGATATAATCTTTACCACCATCGGTATATATAGTTCCACACTGGCATGCAACCCAGTCATGTCGGTATTTGCTTTCTATAATATCCCCACAAATCCGACATTTACAACGATTCACCATCAGTTTTTTCATCTTCGATCACCAAATCAGATTTTTGTAGCAAAGCGATACCACCCTCAAGTTTCTCGATGATAAGGCGGCCTACTTCAGCCTGAACCTCTTCGTGGGGGGCATCAATAGAGTGATCAAACTCAATCTCAAGCATAGTCTCGTCGGTTTCACTCACTTTTAAAGAGGTGATAGCGACCACAGTTTTGTATTTATCCACATACAGAGAGAAAGGTTTTGGACCCTTATCCTCTACCACCGGGGTCATATCCGGTTCTTTGTCAAGCAAAATACCCATTATATCACCTATTAGTTAAAAATATACCGAGGAACAGACGAACAGGGAGATTTTTGGTTTCATTATAGTTGAATTGAAGTATCCATGCCCTACACCATCGGTAATAAAAATCGGTTGAGTTACAGACGAACAAGGAGATTTAGAGGGCCTGTTAGACACCTCTTTCCATTTTCAGTGAAGTATCCATGTTCTACGACATCAACCATAAAAGTAACCCCAAATGGTGCGCTTTACTAACTCTTAGAGGTTAAGAGGCGTTCGGGGTGTTGTTAAAATTGTAGGAAAACCAAGGAACAATCGATCAGAGATTGTACTACGGTTTTTGTTTTTACTACGAACAACGGTTAAAAATAAAAAATACTTTTTGGGATTAGTTAGCGTCCCACCACTTTATCAACATCTGTTGTGGGCGGGCTCATCCCCGCTGATTATTATCATTGAAGTATCTCTACTCTACACCATTGGTCTTCCTACATCAAATTTGGTCGTGCCGACGAGACTCGAACTCGCAATCCCCACCTTGAAAGGATGGTGGCTTAGCCTATTTGCCTACGGCACGTTATACTATTTTAGATTATCAAGTTCCCAGTGACAATTTGGACACAGATAAACAAGATTATCTTTACTATTTACAACACCCATTAAAGTATCATCAGAAAAACTATTTATGGGTTTTATGTGGCACACTTCTACATGAGTATTATATCCACATTTACAAACTTTTGGTATTTTCCACCATTTCAACAGAACTCTTGCCCACTTTCTTATTTTATTATGCTTATATTGTGGGTGTTGGTCTTCAGTAATAAGAGAACTTATTGGTTTTAAACAAGCTTCCGTGTATATTTTAGACATGTAACATTCCTGACATAATGCCGCATCAGGTTGCTTCTTTTTCCCACAAATACAAATACTTAAAGTTGGGTCACCATGCCTTGCTCCTATCATCTTATTATTGTATGAAGAGGAGCAAGATCTTGAACAAAATTTTGGATTTTTTGTTTCTTCACCACATGATAAGCAATTCATACATTTTTCTTTATTATAACCTATTGACCACTACCTGTCAAATACTTTTTTATCTCTTTTGCGGTTGTATTTGGTTTTATCTGCAACCACACGACTACGGGTGTCCATACCCTCAAACATGGTTCTGGATGACCGTTTGACAGTGTTCACAACATCAACTTTTATCTCAAATCTGATCATTTCATCACCTCGTTGGTATTGATTTATCGTTTATTTATAAAACTATACCATTTCTGGTGGGAACTGTCAAGATTTATTTTTGAGTTTTGGATTTTTGGGTAATTTCGGCATGTATGCCCAGTATATTACCGGATCTCCGGTCGGACCCCACTCCATATCACCTTTGGGACCATAGTATAACTCCTGGAAGTCAAAATCCTTATCTGTTCCCTCAAACCATTTGATTCTGTTACCCTTTCTATCAGTGGTTGAGGCATACGAGGCGTGACCGGTATCCCAGGAACCATTGGGACCGTCCATGGAGTCATATCTCACGACGAGTACCGATATCCCAAATTTTCTTTCTGGAATAACCGGGAGACCGTCATCAACATGCACCCACTCTATCTCTACGATTTCACTCATATATTACCTTTTGGTCCTCCTGGAGGGAGTTGCACCCTCACTTGTCAGATTTTAAGTCTGATGCCTCTGCTATTGGACTACAGGAGGATATTTTAGTCTTCTTGAATCGGAATACTTACCTTTTGCTCGGTTTTACAGATGGGACACAAGAAAGTATAATGGTTGTACCCATCCTTTTGGTAGGCATCGGTAACGAGTTCATGAGCCCATAAGTCTATAACCGCATGACAGTTGGTACAGTTTGGATATTTGATATCTTCCATGGTTTCCTCTACGTTAAAGTTTAATCTTATGTAACCATATTACCAAATTCCGGTATAGTTGTCAAGACTTTTTACCATAAAAACTTCTCATATTCTCCAATCTTTACAAAATCTCCAAGTTTCGGTCTCCCAATCTTCTCGAACAACGGGAGATCTTTGGGGAGAATGATAACGGAAACCTTGTGGTCCTGGTTGATATGCCTGAAATCGGTTGTAGCAAAGGTGCAATCAATAGGAACCACATATAATGTCCCTGTGGGTGTGAGCATTACGACACATCCAGAGAAATATTTAGAAAATCCCTTGTTTCTGATTGGTCTATTCTTTGGGTTTTCGTGAACATCATCATGACCAAGATTTTTAATAACAGTAAGAATCTCAAATGGGTGTGTATCTTGATCCATTCCTTTCATCATCTTGTATGCGATATTATAACGGCTCAAGGAACTCTGATAACCGACAGTATCGGGGTCACTCTTTTGATACCCGGCTTCGGGAACCAGGACACCATGATTTGTTCTAACAACGAGGTCGATATCTTTATCTCTTATTTCGGTAGATTTTACCAAATAGTCTTCAGGGTGAATACCTTTCATTATCTGATGCTGAACATCAGCAGCAAGCTTTATACTATCGATATCTTTGATAGCCTCAGTAGCTCTGACTATAGCCTCAGCTTTAATAGCAATCTCAATAACAAACAGTCTGTCACCATCACTGACAAAGGTGTTACCAAGCAACAGTTCATCTTTAATAGTTTGGACTATCTCTTTGATGTTGGTCATCTTTAGACATTGCCTAACAATGATACCATCACGATTTTTGTGTTTTGGGTTCAACGGGTCTCCAGCATCACCTTGAATTTCGTCAGCGTGATTTTGGAGTGCCGTGTTAACCAACATGATTCCTGCGGAGTTTACACCTTCGGTCCAATCATTAACATTATCAACAAGGTATACAGCCTCTACACCTCTTTTCCTTAAGAAACGAATATTGTATTCTGGAACATAAACACGGTCTCTTACTTTATATAGAAACCAGTTCCTAACATCAGAGTTTTGCAATCTTATTTTCTTGGCGACGATGACGCACATACGGTCGATTCTCCATTAGTTCGGGATAGTTTTGGGTACACAGCCACATCCCGATAAGGCATAACATGTTTGTATATGTGTATTTATAAACTATTGGAGGGTTATTTGTTGGGGCGATCAGTGAGAATCGAACTCACATCCATAGGGTCACGACCTATTATTCTTACCATTAAACTATGAACGCCATACAATCTTTAGAAAGTGGAAGGGCTTGCGTATGCACCACCACGGCCACCGGATGGACTACTAAATGTCGGGCCAGATGAAGTTGGGGTGTATGCCTGGGAATCTTCTACCCTATCACGACATTCATCAACACTCTTCTTATATCCAGCAACTATAATGAGTTCGGTTAAACCATTCTTCTCTGCCGCATCCCGGATATCCTGACCTTTGGCACCTGCACAATACAGTGCTTTGATAAGGTTTTGTGGGTTCAGACCCTCAATCTCCAGGCATTCCGGAACAATGACATTGACCTGCACACCATCTTTGAGAAGTTCTACCACTAACATATCAATACCAACTTCTTTGTACCTATCCTGATACTGTGGGGATGCCAGAACATTAGTGCCAAATACAAACAACACCATCATCAATACCAATATTATAATATTTTTCATATACATCACCTTATTGTTTGGTCCTCCTGGATGGAGTTGCACCATCACTGAACAGCTTTTGAGACTGTTGCCTCTGCTATTGGGCTACAGGAGGTTTGGTAGCGGTAGACAGAATCGAACTGTCTCATGATGGATATGAGCCATCAGCTTACACCAGTATTACCGCCATATTTTGGTACTCCATAGAGGAGTTGAACCCCTGCAACTGACGTTCGTAGCGTCTGTGCCAGTGCCGCTGGATGGAGCATATCTTTTTGGTATACCCTATGGGAGTTGAACCCATCATTAGAGCTTAGGAGGCTCAAAGCCGGTGCCGCCGAAGGGTACTTATAGCAATCTCCTTGCTCTCAAACATTCTTCTAGGGTGTCATATACCTTGGGTAATCCCACCCACCGGTATACCCTAAAATCTCCAAAGGAACAAACGGGTCCATAGGGTTCCATCCACTCATCATATATATACCCTCTATCTATATCATACAATATTTTCCAATCCCTGTAATCATATTTCTCACGCCAGAAGTTATGTGATAACACAATAGATGATGGTGGGTTTGGTGAGTATGATAAATCATTATCACCAGGAGAATGATTTGTAAAGACACACGATGTCAATAAAACCAAAGGTATAAGTAAAGTCCATCTCATTTGTATTCTTCTTCCGCCTTTCTTTCCTGGATAGTCTTTGTCCCAAAGTGTTTTCGGGGGTTCCCACACATCGGACAGGAACACGGTGTTGGGGTGTCCACTACTGATCCTAACTCTGCTTCGTTTAGTTTTCTTCCCCAATGGATTCTTCGGTTTTTCTTAAGCCTTTCAGTATGATGCCTTCTCTCAGACCTCTTAGACATAAAATCTCCCACTATTTGGAATTTAGTTTGGCTTCTGCGTGTTTGTATACCATAGAGTTGGGGTGATTGTTCTTCATAATCAACTGAAGAGCACTTTTATCTAGTTTGTTAATCTTTGTGAGTTTGGGTTTTCTTTGCGAAATTGCCATTAAATCTCCTTTATTGTTGAATGGAGCGGATGGCGGGGGACGATCCCGCGTCTTCAGCTTGGAAGGCTGTAATAATAACCGTTATACGACATCCGCTTACGATTTGGAGCAGAGGAGAGGATTCGATACCTCTATTCCCCAGTGGGAAACCGGGAGTCTTGCCTAGATGACCTCTACATATATAACTTTGTTAGATATGGCATCAGTAAACCATTTTCATGCATCCATACCGCTATACTATGGGTATCACAGTCATACGATACCTTTTTACAATCAACAAGGTTTGCGTGATATGTGTCACACTTATGCCCAATACCATAATGAATAAATGTATTTTCTGGTATATTTATACTGTTTAGTGATAAAAACCTCTTATCACTATCATTTACATATGGATGTACCCGCTCTTTTACAGCCTTTACAGTCCATTGGTTCATATCCTTGGCGTCTGGGCTTATATTTACCTGTGGCCCAAATGCATTGATAATCTTATTATCATGGTTTACTAAAGATCCATACAGGATTGCTGCGTAACCACCCATAGAAGACCCAAAAAACACCAGCTTTTTGTACTTATACGTATATTTACGTATAAAGGTCACAGTTCCCATGACATCATTAGATAATCCATCAAGACCGAGAAGATACCACGCCATTTTGACATCTTTGATTAGTAGTATATCGGTATCAAATCTTTTCAGGATGTTCCAGTCGAAACGGGGGTTTGTATCGTAAAATCCTGCGAACCCTATGGACAGTGTATCCGTTCCTTTATCTATATATTCAAATGCCATCTATCTCTGTTATATATTTAAAATGGGGTCTTAAGGGTAGAGGTCTCCCAACCTCATTGCCAAACCTGGGAGCCACGGGAGGTTTCAAATCGACCGTGGAGGTGTGACCGGGATTTTTGTCCCGCCCCAAAGACCCAAACAAATTGAAAAAGTGGTAAGGATGTGGTAACCAGTACACATCATATGAAGTCTTACACCAAGTTCATGGTTTATCAACAATATAATCATTTTATTATGGGGTAGCCGATGAAAGATCCATGGTTTACACCAACGAAAGTCCATAATATGGTTCGATTGTTACCACTTTTTCAAACTCTTTACTATCTCTCTACTATACCCCATTGTTGATGGGGTGTCAAGAGGTATTTTTGGTAGCGGTACGTGGAATCGGACCACGATAGATTGGTTATCAGCCAATTCCTCTGCCATTGAGGTATACCGCCATAATTTTGGTATCCACGAAGGGAGTCGAACCCTCACTGTCTAGTCTCTCGAACTAGCTTCTCTGCCCGTTGGAATACGTGGATATTCAATTTTGGTAGCTCATATCGGAGTCGAACCGATCCTTTACAGCTTCTAAGGCTGCTCTCTCTACCAGCGTGGAGTAATGAGCCATATTTTTACTAATAAACGTAGCCGGTTGCGAAAAAGGACGAAAAGGGAAATCAGGTGCTCTACACGATGTCTTGGGCAACTCCTAGTCGTGATTTACCACATCATACCTGTTTATAGTCGGCAGTGGAAACCGGCAATTCTTTTACTTCATCTTTCTACCCTTTACCCATCCTTTATCTTCCCACTCTTTAATCTCATATCGTGGAATGCGGACACTTTCATGAGTATATGGGCAGTATATCCACATTTTCCCATAATGTGAGTTACCACTTCCGGATTGGTGTTTAGAATTTGCTTGCCCTATCTTTTGTTTTGTTTCATCTGTATGGTGCTTACCCAACATCGTTCCAGGTTTACCGTAGTTAGGGCATAACTCCAAAGGTAGTCCTTTCATGTAATTATTCTCACTGATCTTTTGTTTTGTCTCTTCTGACATTTTTTTACCTAACATCCGGCCAGGTTTACCAAACCAGAAATTATTCTCCCCTTTGGTATCTATATGATCCCATCCACCAAACCCACCTTCTCTTATATTATATGTATCTTTGCGATTAACAAACCCCTCATTTACAAGTAAGGCTTCCATATCAAACATTTCTTCGGCACTTTTAAAGACTTGCATTATTTCTTTGGTGAAGTTCTCTATACCATACTTGTTTATGGAGTTTTTGAGATGTTTACCAGATCCAAAATATCCATCATCAAGATTGTTAGTCTTATGAGCACCAATATAAATCTTGCCGTTAATATTATTTGTTATTTTATATAATGTATAAAACATAGTTCGATACCCCTTTATTGTATTTATATAAAGAGGATAGTTTTATTGAACTTTATTTTGGAGCATGCGCCGGTACTCGAAACCGGTTCTACTGGGTTGCAATCAGCATACCTCACCTGAGAACACATGCATTTTTATTCTTCTACAATCTGATCTATCTCAACAAACTCGGTTATATCGATGTTTTCATCGAAATATATAGTTTCTATACCTTTTTTTGGGTACATCCCGGCCTCTTTGGCCGATAAACGGGGTTCACCAAATTTATCATAATAGTTATACTGGGCAAATCCATCATTATACAGTTCAAATGGACTGAGGTCAAAGTGAACCTGGGCACAATCATAACCATCGGAGTTATCAATCCTGACAATCAACGCTCTCATACCCTCGTCAATACAAGATTCAAAGTCCTCTATATTCTTGACGAACTCAACTATTATCTTCTCACCACGCCTGACCCTTTTTCTCAACTCATTTATATTCATAGTTATCACGCTATTATATCATGCCACTTATCACCACGTTTATACCCTGATGCCCTTATCCAAGAGTAATAGTTGTCTAAACTCTTTTTTTCTACAACAAAGTCCTGTCGGTTATCAAGTATCCATTTATCTGCTGATAATACTAAATGGCCAACTTTATTTTCGGTAAGACAATGTATCAGTCTTGATAGGATGTTGAGTTTGCGACACTCTTTTCTGCAAGCCATCACAAAACAATCACAGTCACCCTCTATCAATCCCTCGTCTGGTATCTGGTCATAACTTTCCCAGTGCTCAGATTTGCCCCAAACATCCATATCAGACTTGTAAACAAATCGACGTTTTACATTAGCGTGTATCTCTGATAGTGCTTCGTAAAGTTCCATCAACAGTCAACCCCATCAGTACATCCAGAAGGTGTCTTCACCTCTTCACCAAGAATAAATGGGTCTGTAACCTTGCTTGGTTGTTCTACCTGTATCGGCACAGTGTATTTGCCATCAGTGGTAAAACTTCTCATCGGTGGAAATGAACAGGACATCAAAAATGTCAGTAATATTAAGGTTATTATCGTCTTCATACTGTTATTTATCACTTTATGGTATAAGTTCCACATCTAATGTTTTCATATACATATCATACTGTTTGTCGGATGAGTTTGCGGGGGCTTCATAGAAGCCACCTTCCAGAGGATATGAATATCGTGGGTCACTCTCATCCACAGGAACAACTCTTTTGGTATTACTCTTTTTAAGTTGTTGTGCCATTCTCTGTGGAACAATATCACTATCAATCATAAGAGGAATGGATATGATACTATTTGTCACCGACTTCTCGGTAACACATGCCGAAAGTAACAAAACTATCAGGAGTATAATGGCACATCTCATATATTATATTCCACATCATCACTATTTGATTCCACTACAAAACACTCAACACCCTCAAACTTCCAGTACCATACCTGATATGTATCGTCAATCTTTACTTCTATTTGAGAACCACCACCATCAAACACCACCTCGGCAATTTCCCCACAATAGTCAATAAGTGTACCTTTTTTGAGTGGTCTTTTGGTCATCTTCGTGGATTTCCTCTTATTATAAATCTCAAATCATCAATCTCCTGGGCCGCCTCATCCAAAAGATCCGATATCCGGTCTGGTTTACCTTCCTGAACGCTCTTTCTGGTGCTTATTTGTCTCCGAATTTCGGCTCTCTTGCGCAACCGGTCGGTGATGTCGTCTGTATCATACATAACAACCTCTCAACTAAATCTTGCGGCCAACTCCTGTTCTACCCATTCATTCTCAGGCATCTCTAAAGGCCAGTATTTCGGTTCTTTTTCGTGACCATCTTTAAACATTTTGGCCATATTATCAAGTTCTCTTTTGGATTTCTCAACATATTCATCTATAGTCATAATGTATCCTTTGGCGGCGGGTGTAGGTAACGATCCTACCCAGGTTTTACCCTGACCTCTGTTTAG